ACACTCTCTATCCGTAATCGTAAGATCCTTTTGTTTAATTGGATCACGCGTCCTGCAATTTATGCAGGTGGTTGTTTGTCTTTAATGGCGGCTTTCGGCCCCGCTGTTACCGACCTGAATACTCGACTTGGTTGTTCCTCCACTGCCAAGTCGGTCACTAAGTATTGTCTCACACTACTGTATAGCGCATACTTCCGGCCCTTATGCCACGCTGAAGCCAATTGCGAAACTACAGGAAAGTCCGTAGCCCCAAACGTCAAGTCTAGTGAGACTCTTGACGTCGGAGCAGACGCCGAACTTACATCGGTGTGCGTTGTTGAAGGCTCTAAACAGTCACTTGTTGAATTATTGGATGGGTGGAGGACCCCAGACAACTTCGACGTAAACACTTTTGGTAATGTTGACCAGGCACCAACATCCACGAGTGTCCCACTCGTTCCTGAACGAGAGGCATGTGTTCCTAGTGCCCCGGAAATTAACCTCTGGGATTACGTGGAACCTGCACCTCCTTCTGGGACGTTGACCCCCCCTACTTCACCAAGGAAACGCACCTATGAAGTAGAAGAAACAAAAGATGAGAAACTAGTCTCTCTTGTTTTCACCTCACCATTTACCCCAATTCCATTTGATCCCACGAGGACCATAATCGACCCCTTACCTCCTTTCGAACCTGAATCTAAGTCGGCCGCTGGCATCAGCAGCCAAGGCTCTTTGGCCTCTAATAGTGTAACGGGATCCGTCATTTTCGGCAAATACAGATTTGCTGGCGACGTGATCGAGGATGACGCAATGTCAGCCTTAACCGTGGAACCTACTAGACCGCGCAAACCCCTGGTATTAGACATAGTTCCCATGAAATTAAGGTACAAGGAAAGGAATCGAGTATTGTCCATAGAAGACGTGGAGCTGGTTGAAGATAATATGGGCACACGTAGGCTATGCAACCATTTTACTGACGGGATGTTTTTCGTGCGCACTTGGCACGGGAAATATAACCTTGAAATGGCCGGGCTCCAGAGCGTAAAACCTTTGGCACCGCTCGGAGCGTCCTGCAAAATATCTCCTCTTAAGCCTAATTTTGACGGCAGGGAGTTAGATTGCAGGACGAAATGCACTTGGTTCGGACCAACTTGCGCCACCATGATACCTGGGTTTTTCGGAGACAGCATGAGAAATGAACATATAGCTTTGGCCTCTAGGCATTTATATGAACATGATCCTGCTTGTCTACCTCGTTGGAAGACCCTAATTGATATGGTTGGCGATGAGTTTTTAAGAGCCTTTAATGCTGACGTCCGTGTTATGGGACCAGAAGAGTGGATAGGAACACAACCCACTACCAAACGCAAGACTTATTCTGACTCTTTGTACCATCTTGAGAAATACGACATTAAATCCGAGAAATTTCATTCTCGCGCTTTCTTCACAAAGAAAGAAATGTTGCCTCCACCAGGATGGAACGAAGATTTGGATTCTAAAGCACCTCGGGGAATTCAGGGATTAACGGAGACCACCATCAATTTGATATTAGGTCCCTTCATGAACTGGGTTTCCAAATCATTAGCCAAAAACTTTATGGACGTGGATTATTTGAACGCAGGAGAATGGCCTCAATTTGGCTATACCTGCGGTTCAACCCCATCCAGGATTGGAAGTTGGTATCACGACATGCAGAGCGTTGGCTTCTCGTTTATAGAAGACGACTTTTCTCAGTTTGATTCAACCCAAGGTCCAGGATGCCATTATGCGGAAAGTTGGATCTACGATCATTTTCCCGGTTTCAAGCAGGCTAAACTATGTTTTAGACATCAAGCACACACCAAGGGTTACGGTAAATGGCATTCCTATGAATGTGCCTTCACAAGGAAAAGTGGAGACCAAAATACATCCATAGGAAACACTATCATCAATTTCCTTGTACACCTGTACGCAGTGCGAACTTACGAGATCATAATCGGCAAGAAAATCATCTTCAGGATGATTGGGCTTGGCGACGACAATGTTCTCGCATTAT